AAGCTGTGATAGTGTAAATATATTTAAGAACATATCCACCCAGTTCAAATGGAGAAGTTGATTCAGAAGTCGGTTCCGAACCAGAATATGCTGATCCGCTACTATTGTCTAGCACCAGATAAATTCTATTGGTGGATGTTTTGAAGAAAAAGGTCGAGTCATAAAGATTCGTTGCACCTGATGTAGTTGTGTTGGATGAGCTGATATTATGTTCATACATATCGTATGTCGTAGCATTAGCCCAATCTCTGCGAGGAATTGCAAAACTTACATCCGTTGAAGAAATGTTTTTTAGTGCAACCGCATGATCCCAAGCATAAAATTCTGTAGTTACATCATCTGCTGGTGTAGAAGGAGTGTCGTCCGTTCCACCAGATGTTGCTGCTGTAAATGGAGTTGACTTACCTATCATAAGGTAATAAGCATTTAAAGCAGCTTCACTAAAGGACTCTTGAAACTGGGTTGCATTATGCCTTCTAAATTTTTCTGTAATAATTGCTGCCATTTTTCTTTCCTGTTATCTCTTTTATTTATAAGAGTTTTATCATGGTTTCGTTGGCCATGTTATAGTTCCTACTACGGCTTCGGATTGTCAGATTTGACTTTATTAACAATTACCTTCATAGCTGCTTCTGCATCGCCGCCTTTCCAAAGAGCGTCGAGTTGATCTCCGATATCTGGGTAGGCTATACGGCGGTCTTCCTTGTATGCATTAGCAACTATTGCCGCATCATCGCTATCAGCGGTAGATTTGTCGAAGGTGACAGTTTCTTTGTCATCATCAACTACCCAGTAATCCATTCGCTCACTATCAGGCTTATCTACAACAAAGCCACCGTAAGTAACTACATGAACATCTGCGTCTGATTTGGCTGCGAAGTCCTGATACTTGGTAACTTTGCTGTCTTCGTTTTTAACAATTGCGATATAATCCTGCATATCATTTTCCTAATTTAAATGTACATGATGGTAAACTGACCTTCATCAAACGTCCCACCAGCAATGTCTATTTGTGTTATCTCAGCCGTTAAAGTTTTGTCACCAGTCATAGAAACAAGCGAAAGTCCACGCCCTCGACCTCCTTGATAAGTGAAATTATAAAGAAATGTGCTGGGGTTCACTAAATGAATCATACCGACCCCAAGCATTGCATAATTAGATGTACTGTTTGCATTATAAAGTTCCCATTTAGACCCTGTTCCTCCAGCTCCTGTATTTAAAGTAACGGCAGTATTACTTTCCTGCGAAGTGCTGGTGTACCCATCCGTTTCCAAGCCGCCGCTATCGCCTATGGTTATATCGAGATTCACATGTGCATTGAAGTTTACACCGTTCATTATAAAGTAAATAATTTTGGTTCCGCTGGGTATGCCTGATATTGTATGATTGGTGCCAGAGGTTGTTGCTGTTACAGCGGATTGAGTAAAACCAGCAGCAGCAGCAGTTTCATAAGCTGGTTGTGTTGTTCCAGTGCTGGTCAATAGCTGGCCATCTGTTCCAAACGATGTTGGAATTCTTTTTTCAACAAGCATATCTCCTGTATTTTCTTCATATAATAAATTATCATCAGCATTTGTAGAATCTGAATCTGTACCATTCATAACAACATTATCATTTTCATTTGCACTACCATCAGTACTATTAAGAAGAATATTGTTACTAATACTGTCAGCACTAAGTACACCAGTGACTTTCAAATCTCCTGTGATTTTATTTCCTGCTGCACCTGCTGGTGTTCGTCCTAGATAAGGCACTGTTTATTCTCCTACGGTTTGGTTGGCCATGTTATAGTTCCTACTACGGTTGAATTATTATAACTTGCAGGCAAATCTCTGAGAGCTTTACGGTAAGCTTTCATCTCGTCCGACATTGTAAGGTCTGAAATTCCGTAAAAGTCTGTCTCTGCCAACTTCTGGTTACGCTCGTTTCTCAGTCCACGGAAAGCCTTAACTGGTTTATTATCTTCCCAGGCCTTTTCCTCTGCGACTCTAGCTGCGTGCTCCTCGTCACTCATTTCAATCTTAACGCCGTCAACATTCTTTATATAATTAGCCAATTTATTGTGCTCCTTTATGAAAATTAAGCGGCATGTTTTAAACCAAAACAGGTTATGCGGCCTGTACTTAAATTTCCGCTGGAGAAGTAGAACTGGACGGTGGTTAAAACTAACGGTGTGTGTCTGTTCCCTCCACTAAACCTTGGGTAACATATCCCAGCAGGATCGAAAGAAACCCCCATACCTGTATACGTGGTATCCATCGTACCCCCGCTAGTTTCATTAGCAAAAACGTGAATGATATAGTTTACACCCTCGCCCGCTGCACTTCCGACATCGTTTGACCCACCGCTGCTGTCCATTGCGAGAACCATTTGTGCGTCTAAGTTATCCCTAGCTTGTTCGCCGCCAGTAGTTGATCCAGCAGTTGCACCCGAAACTCTAGATCCACTAATAAACCAAGCATAGTCACTAGCTCCAGTATCAATGCCACTAGAATCACCGAATCTCATGCGAAATTCTACATTATCTGTAGCAGGAACGCAGTCTACGATTACAAATTTATATATATCATAGGTTGTATCCACGGTGAAATCGATAGTTGCGTCATTCGATATAACTGTAGATCCAATAAGAGCTTCAAATCCACCAGAAACAGCTTCAAATGCTGGTGGTGATCCAGCACCAGTACTCGTAAGCACCTGACCATCTGATCCAGTTGCTATAGCGACAGGATCGCCCGAAGCATCATAGCTAATGATATTCCCATCGGTTCCGCTGACCATTTTTGCAAGAGTAACAGCATCATCAGCAATATCTGTTGTTGCAACCTCCAATGCAGATGGTGCGGGTTCAGCTCCTAAATAAGGCATTTTATGTTATCTCCATTATGCTCATTGAAATATCGATATAGTCGTTAGCTGCTGATTGGGCCTTTATCAGGTCCGTTGTCTGTAGCACAATTTTTTGGCCAGCAAAAACTTCAAGCGTGGAGTTTGCAGGAATCGATGTGTCTTTAAGAAGATAGACATCAGCATTTGTATTTGGGTTACTTCCACCAGTGTCACTGGATAGCTGCACATCAATATCTGTAGCAGATGAAGTACGATTACAAATTGTCATTCCTAAAATCACCGTGGTTGTGCTGCTCGGGCATGTGTAAATAATGTCTAATGCACTATGATCCACAGAAGGGCGAGTAACTACTTTAAATGTATTGGCCATGTTTCCTTATCTCCAAAAAGTATTTATAATCCTTATCCCAACGCAATTGCAAGAGCTGTTGCCACAGATTCGGTTGCCAAAGTATTTCCTGCAGCAGTAATACTTCCTGCATATGCCATTGTTGAACTTGCTACAGTTGAATTTGGTGTGATTGTTAAATGAGTAACATATGTTCCAGCAGAAGCAATATCGTTTCCTAAAGTCATTGTTCCTCCATCTGCTATATTGAGCTTCCACTCATCTCCAGCATCATCCCCCTCATCTGCCATTAATGTTATTGCTAACCCAGCTCCTTCAGTTGCTGCTATTCTTAGTGAATCGGTGGTAGTCTCATCATATCCCATAAGGACATCTTGATTAGAACCAAACTGCACATACTTATCATCAGCAACATAAACATCACCAAATTCCAGTGCTGCTGTACCTATATCCGCTCCACCAGATGCATCGGGCGCAAAAGCAGTTGATGCTGTTATTGTTGTTCCACTAATAGTTGATGATCCTGTAATTGCGCCAGAACCAAATGTCCCTGTTGTTACGAGATTTTCATTGACAAAGGTAATTGCACCAGAACTATCTGTAATAGACCCAGCAGCAAGTGCAAGGGTTCCACCATTGAGTGTCGTACCATTTACCGTAGTTGTTGCAAGGGTTGTAATGGTTGCAGAAGTCTGTGTTCCTGCTACAACACCACCAATAGAAGGTGCTGTAAGAGTAACAACCGAAGCAGTAGCACTAATACCAGAAGAAAGATCACTCCCATCTCCCATTAAAGTATAAATTTCATCAAAATTTTCATTAATCTTGGTGCCGCCCGCTCTAAGGGAATCACCAGATCCATCATCAGCTGTTGTACCTATGCCTAATGCTTGTTTTGTCATATTAACTTTTCCTCTTTATTATTTATATTTATAAACATCAAACTGTTGC